ATCATACTAATATACTTCTTTAATTCATTCTGTTCTTCTTCATAATCATATGCATAAACCGGCGTCCAGAATGCAACCTCTGCTGTTGGGATATTTTCTTTTAGAATAGTCACAGCAGTAATTTTATCTGCAGTTGAAACTGCAAAATTGCCCTCTACGTGTTGGACAATAAGAATGCCGGCATCAACATCCTTAGATACTAAGGTTCCAGATGCATTTACTGATGATTGTGAAATAATATCCCCAACATTAAATCCAGAGATGTTAGCAGTTACAGTTAACTGGACAATACGATTGGTAGAAACAATCCAATCATCCTTGACTCTTTCATAACCAATGATCTGGTTGGTTGAATTTAGTTTTGGCCTCCAGTATTTCATAATAGTAATAGGAAGACTATTATAGACTGTTTCAGAGATTAAACTCTCATCCGGGGCCCAGTCATTTCTATAGAATAGAATTTTACTTCTAGCAACATTAGCTGAACCATACTTGCCGACTATATAACTCTTAAAGTCTTCCTGCGACTTATAGTAATCATGGTATGGATCAATGATATTGTTGGTCATATAGATCAACCAGTCATACTGTGCAGAGTTATAATAATTAAAAGAAAGAACATCAGGGCGAGTACTTCCATCCTGAAGGACATAATCAAAGTTAACGTAGATATCCTTCTTAGTTTGGTCGGTAAAGTCTACACGTGCAAGAATGTTTTTGGCAGGAGTGCCATTATAATCGACTAGTGGAAATCTGCTGAAGTATTTTGTCATTGGTTTCTTGCTACTCCAGCTTGAATATTTGCAGCACCTGCTGCGGCGCCACTACTGATGTCATTTTGTGTTTTTTTAATTATTTCTTTAGTGGTATTCATAACACTACCAAGCCCCATCTTCTCAGCACCCGTTTCAAGAGCATCCTTAAACTGTTCAAGACCATCTGGGCGATCACCAACATTATATCCATAATCTCTGGCTGTCTGGATCTCTGTTTCAATAAATTGTATCTCTAATTGGATCATAGTTGGATATTTTTCTGTATCACCTGGGGCACTGGCAAAGAATGATGGAAGTCCGGCCGGTGCATAGTTAACTGAGAGTCCTTTAACAAGGCACTTCTTAAACATAATTAAATCACTAATGCCAGATGGCATTAATTTGATATCTACCAACGGGGGATATTGAAGTGCTGCTGTCCCGGTTGTGCTATAAGCTGGTAATGAGTTCTTCTTAATCTCTTTAATAATTTCTTTTAAATTCTTACTTTCGTCTCGATTACGAGGAGCAAATGTCCACTGGAAGCTATGGTTTCTGAGCTGTACGCCAGAGAAGAGTGCTTGTAAGTGTGGATTAGGAACGGCACCTAATAACTGTCCCAAAGCTTCTACACCATTTCCTTCAAACTTCTGTGCAATGGCACCATAAAGAATAGCAAACTCTGTTCCTGAAACCTTATCTCCTGCGCCTCTAAGAAGATCTGTTCCAAGATCAGCAAGACCTCCTGCGAGTGCTCCTTGGGCATTTGAGGCAATATCAAGATCAAAGTTTTCTTTAAGGTCTCTAGGAATTGGAAGTAGAATCGTTTTAAAAGGTTTAAAGATTGCTTCCATCTGAGGGCTTGGTCTATAATAACTTTGGAAGTTTAACGACATATAATAATGACCCATTTGGTCAGGGAACTGCATCACTCCAGCCACATTAATATTTGTCTGATTAATAGCTTGGATAGCATCGATTGTAGTTTCAGCAGCACCAACTAGAAGTTTCTCTTCAATCTCTCTTGGTGAGACACGGTTTTGTTCGGATGTAGATGATTTAAAGAAGTTATCAGACCTGCCAACAGAGAATGCATCACCAAATCGTGCAGATATTTGCGATGTTACACCTTCAGAAAGACCAACCTTCTTGAGACCTTTGGCAAATGCATCCTCAACAGCGTTTTCTAACTTCTGTTCTACTTTGTTTATGGCATTATTCACCAGGCGTTCCGCAATGCCGCCTAAGTCTTTTTTAAAGTTCTTAATGTTAAGATTGATAAGGGCCACTGGTTTCTCTTTTCTTGAATGACTGAATCTATTTATAAATAGAAAATGGCATATAAAGGAAAGTTTCAACCAAGAAACCCTCAGAAGTATCTTGGCGATCCAACGAATATCGTATATCGTAGTCGTTGGGAACTAAAATTCATGGGGTGGTTAGATGACCACCCAGGTGTATTACAATGGGGAAGTGAAGAACTAGTCATTCCCTACAGGTCTCCTATTGACAATCGAATCCATAGATACTTCCCTGACTTTATTATTAAAAAGAAAACACAGGACGGCAAGATCGATACGGTTGTAGTAGAGATCAAACCACATGCACAGACTAAACCGCCAATGGTCCAAACTGGTAAACCAAACAAAAGGTATATCAATGAGGTGGCCACATGGGGGATAAATAGCAGTAAGTGGGAAGCTGCTGGCAACTATTGCAAAGATCGTGGCTGGAAGTTTGAGATCATAACAGAACACGAACTCGGAATAACATTTTAATGGCAACAGTATTTGATACAATCATTACTCAAGGTGTCCGTTCTGGCCAGATCCCTGCCCGCACGCAGGATGCCCGTGATTGGTTCCGTGAGACTGCCAAAAAGATCTCTCGTCTGAATGAACGTGAACTGATGCGTGGCGATCAATCGCGACTGACAAATAAGACTATTGTCGGATCTATGTACATGTACTACTATGATCCGAAGTATAAAGAAGAACTTCCATACTATGACCGATTCCCTCTAGTATTTCCTTTCCGTAAGGTACCAGGTGGATTCTATGGTCTAAACCTACACTATCTGCCGCTGCCACTTCGTGCACGGTTGATGGATGGTTTGTATGACTATGCTAACAATAGTCGATATGACGAGTCGACCAAGATTAAGATGAACTACTCGCTTCTACAGTCGGTATCGAAGCTTAAGTTCTTTGAACCATGCGTAAAGCATTATTTAGATGATCATGTACGTTCTAGATTCATGTACATATACCCATCAGAATGGGACATTGCTTTGTTCTTACCGACAGAACGATTTGCAAAGAAGACAAAGACACAGGTTTGGAGCGAATCCAAGAAAATGTTAGGGGTTAGAAAGTAATGAGTATCACGCAATGGTTTAGTGATGCATTTAACGGCCGTGTTGGCGGTTTAACTGATAAGCAATATGCCGCAAAACGAGAAAAAGATTTGCGAGCAAAACAAGAGGCCGATACAGCAATTGTTGCGAAGCGCGCGGGCGCAGCCAAACAACGTGCAGCTGCAACTGCACGAACTGTTGCAGTTAATGCAGAATATCAAAATGCTAGAAATACTAGAGTAGATAAGTTAACTGCACGTGATCGTGCTTTGATTCATGCCGGACACAGTCTTGTAAATACACCAACAGCGACATGGGATGATTCACCAGCACAAGAAAAGCCGGTACGTTCTGCACAAAAAAAGGGTGGCAAATCTACCAATTCTGCAAAGCCAACTGTAAAACCAGAGTTTCCAAAGCCAAGCAAAGAGACTCAGGAACCTGGTCTTGAAGGAAAAGTAAATCAACAAAACCGCATTATCACCGATGGTGTTTCTTCAACACAGATTTTTGATATTAATAGTTTCAGATCTGAGATTATTAATAATGATGTATTGCCATCGCACTCATATCTTGTTACATTCTCACCGTTTAGAACAGGTTTTCCTGAAAACAAAACATTAAATAATTTTGTTCAAAACAAGAGAAATACACTCATGATGAGATGTGAAAGTATTATTCTTCCAACTCCATCACTACTTGAAGAAGAAAATATCCGTAGATATGGTTATGGCCCTGTAGAAAAGATTCCATACGGTGTCCAGTTTAGTGATGTTTCCATGACATGGTTAGTTGATAAGAAATCTGAGATTATTAACTTCATGCATCAATGGATGAACACGATTGTTATGCATGATTCGCCTAGTACTAATATGTCACGTCGGGCGTTCAGAAAAGGACTAGATGGATATAATCCATTTGAGGTTGGTTATAAGGATGGATATGCTAATCCTGTTGTAAGAATCTATGTCTATAATCGTCAGAACGAAACAGTGACCGAATACGAAATGTATGACGTATTCCCTATGAATATCCAATCGATGAATCTTGGTTGGGCCGATGAGAACCAAGTACAGAAACTGACTGTCAACTTTGCATACACAAATATGAGAGTTAGAGCCCCCCAGAGGGCAGATATCACTCAAGCTAATTTTATAACTGAGGGCATAAGCAGTCCTTATGAAGAAAGACAGCAGCCAAATAACAAAGGCGGTAAAGCTGCTGCTGACGCTGCAGCATCGCCATTGGATGAAAAAATTACATCAACCACAAATGCAGGAAAACCAAATGCAACAACTGAATATCGATATTTCAATGGTATCATTGATGACTTTGGAAATATTGTAGAAGTACCTACACCAGTAACACCTACACCAGTAACTCGAGAATTAACAACATAATGGAGTATTATAATGCCTTTACCAAAAATTGATCAACCACTGTTTGACATGACTATCCCTTCGACAGGGAAGAAGATCACATTCAGACCCTTCCTTGTCAAGGAAGAGAAGATCCTTCTGATTGCACAACAAAGTGGTAATGATAGTGAGATTATCAGAGCTATCAAGCAGATCCTGAATAACTGTATTCAAGACGACATCGATCTAGATTCGTTTGCGATCTTTGATCTTGAGTATGCATTCCTTAAACTACGTGCTCGTTCAGTCAACAACATCGTAAAGTTGGCATATCGTGATACAGAAGATGAGGAAGTCTATAACTTTGACCTAGATCTCGATAACATCGAGATTGAAATGCCAGAGAAGATCAACTCGAAGATCGACATCACCGATACAGTCGGCATGACAATGAAGTATCCATCAGCATCTATCACTGATAAGATGACTAACTTTGATAACGAAGTTGACTTGATGACATTCTTCATTGTCAACTGTATTGACACAATCTATGACGAAGACAGTGTATATGTCGCTGATGATTTTAGTGAGGAAGAGATCTCTGAGTTCCTTGATGGTCTTGATGTCAAGTCATTTGAAAAGATTCGTGAGTTCTTTGAAAGTGTTCCAAGACTATACCACAAGATTGAATATACAAACTCTATCGGTAGCGAACGTTCTATTGAACTGACGAGTCTA